CCGCAAGGCCAATCCCTTTACGGTAGTGACCCCGGCCCCGGGGACGCCGGAAAATGACAACGCCCTCACCATTCTTGCCGGTGCCATTCAATCCACCAACGCCTCCTAACCTGCCATGCCTGCCAAATCAAAATCAATGCCTGAAGAAATCGCCCCTGCTCCTATGCCTGAAGAAATCGCCCCTGCCCCGGTGGAAGAAACTGCCGCTGCGGCTCCTGTGCCAGTGATCGGCACGCTGCCGGATGGGACGCCGGTCCGCCTGCGGCTGCACCCTGATCTGCTGGCGGTGCCCAGCTGGGAGACGGAGGAGGAATTCCAACAGCTCTGCGATAGCATCTATGATGATGGGGTGATCACCCCCTTGCTGGTGCACTGCACGGGCGAGATGGATCTGGAGACGGGGGCGGAATGGGCGGAAATCGTGGACGGCCGGCACCGCTTTACGGCCTATCTGGAGACAGAATGCATCGGCCGCCACCCGCTGCCCTGCGTGGTGACAGAGCGCCCCGTCAATGAAATCATCATCCGCACCCTGGTGGAACGCCGGCACGCCAGCAAAGGGACCCGGGCCTATCTGGTGTGGCCGCTCCTGATCCCCCTGATCAAGCCGGCGGGACGGCCCAAAAAAGAATTACCGACTGAATCGGTAATTAATTCACCGGCTCCATCGGCAATTAATTCCGGATGGACTTTGCCGGAGCTGGCAGAGCGCTACGGTTTCAGCGTGGATCTGTTCGATCAGGCCCGCCGGTTGCATGAGATCTTCGCCACGCGGAAGGATCTGAAGGCGGATCTGGAGCCGGGGATTCTGTGCGGAGACATCGGCCTGGGGGCGGCGCTGGCGGGGATCGCCGGCCGGACGGCGACGGAGGGCACGCCCCGGGCGGATGCGCCGCACTATCTGTTGCTGGAGCGCGGGTTTAAGGCGCTGAGCACCCGCTTTGCCGCCCCGAAGTGGGATGCGATGCCGGAGCCTGACAAGGCCACTGCCGCGAATGCCGCCGTGGAATGCGTGCTGACCTGGCCTGCCGACGTGCGGGACCGCCTGCGCAAGGCCCTGTGACCAATAACCAAGAACCAAGAACCAATAACTTTCTACCGACCAACCTCATGAAACGAATCGATCTCACCTTACTGGGCGGCCCGGCGGATGGCTTCCGGCTGAACTCCCCGGATTGCCTGGCGCTGACGCTGCCGCTGATCCCCCAAGTCACCATTGGCGGCGATGCCACCTGCCCCAGCTGGATGCCGTGCAAGGCGGATCAGGCCGCCGAAGCCGGGGCCACGGTGTGCCAGGCCACCTATGTGCGCACCGCCACCCGGGACCGGGAGGGGCTGGTGATCTACATCTGGCCGGGCACGGAGGAGCTGCTGTTGGCTCCTGCGGAGTAGGGCGGCGGTGATCGATTAGTTATCAGCATTCCAGGTTTTCCCTTCTCTCAACTCTCAACCTTCAACTCTCAACTCAATCCAATGCAATGTCCCTCGCTCCTTCCTTCCGGCCCGGCCAACGGGTCTGGCAAATCGCCTGCCTTGGCCGGCGCAAGCCCGCTGTGCACACCCTGGAAATCACTGAGATCATCCACCACTACGCAATCACCCGGCGGCTTACTGGATGCCTCATCGTCGCCGGCCAGCAGTTTGAACGCTGGGCACCAGCTGAACCCTTCGACTGCCGCACGGCCTATGACCTGTTGCACAGCGAAGCCGAGGCCCGATTGGAGCTTGCTTTATGCACCCACCCACTCGGATCTGTGGCAGCTGGACTGCTGCGCTGTGACCCTGCCGATGGGAAAGCGCGGCGGGCGTCAGAATGGGGTGCGGCGAGTGATCAGCGCACGGCAGCGCCTCAAAAAATCGCCGCCGCCCTACGCCTACTCGTTCGCTGCGGCCGTGCGGAGAGACTGCCGCGCCCGAAGCGTGGCCCGCGCTACCGCCTGCTGCCAGCGCCTGTGCCGCCTTTGCCGGAGAGCCTGCTTGCCTAGCGTGCTGGCCTGCACTGGCCTGATTGCCGCGGCGGGGTGGGGGGCTCTGCAATTCAGCGAGCGTCAGGCCGCTGCGGTGTGCTTTCTGATCGCCGCCGGGGCTCTGCTGGCCGGGCTGATCCAGTTTAGCCACAAAGAGCACAGAGACCACAAAAAGAGCGCCGGCCCTGACAACTAAGAACCACGAACGAAGAACCACGAACTTTCCATGTGCCCTCCTCCTCCCACCTACTCCACCGCCGCCCGCGAAACCCTCTATGACCAGATCACCCGCATGATCACCAGTGGCACCATGTCCATGCGCCGGGCTTGTGAGGAGACGGGCACGCCGGTGGCGACTTACAAGCTGTGGCAGGCGAAGCATGCGGCGACGGGCGGGGACCTGGCGGATGCGCGGCGGGCGCACAGCGGACGGCGGGCGGCGATCTCGCTGAGCCCGGAAGAGACGCTGGCACTGCAACAGTGGTTTGTGAGGAAGGAAGGGAGCTTTGCGGCGGCGGTGGAGTTCTTTTGCCGGGATGAGGCCTGCCAACCGGCGACACGGCTATGGATCAAGGCCCGGCTGGAAGCGGCGCGGAAGGCAGAGCGGCACCCGGTGTGGCCGATCAGCCTGCGGCGGCTGGCTCAGACCCCGGCGGGCTTTGCCCCGCACTATCAAGGGCCGAAAGCCGTCCAGCACGCCGCCCCGGTGGGCCGGTTTGACCATACGGTGAAACTACCGGACGGCCGCACGGTGCCGCTGGTCTGCGGCTTTGCCTGGAGTTTTGATGACTACTCCACAAACAGCCCTTACATTTTGCAATATGCGGATGGCAAAGAACGGCTCTGCCGGCAGATCCTCTGCGGGCTGGACGTGGCAAACCGGGGCTGGATTGGCCATCTGCACGTGGGCAAGGAGCGGGATCAATACACGGCGGCGGATGTGCTGGACGTGATCCGGCTGTGCATAGAGGGGCAGGCACACCAGCCCCGGGTGATCATTCTGGAGCAGGGCCGCTGGAAGGGGAACGCGGTGCGCGGCATCGAGATCGAAGGGAAGGGCGGCCGCCGTTGGGGGAGCATTGAAGATGCCGGGATTATCCTGCTCTATCAGATCAGCAGCCGGGGCAAGACGGAGGTGGAAGGGAACTTTGACCCGCTGCAAACTTTCCTGGCTGGCGAAGCGGCAGAGATCGGGCGCTTCCGGGGGCAGATGGAGCGGGAGACGAAAAACAGCCTGGCGATCAACAAGGGCAGCCGGGACGCCCGGGCCTGCGGTTTCCTGACCCTCACGGAATCGGCAGACCTGCACGATGAAATGATGGGGCTGCTGAATGACCGGCCCAAGTCCTTTGAGGCACTGGGCCGCGTGGTGAGCCCCAATGCGCTGCTGGCAGAGCAGCCGTTTGAAAACCGGCCGATGAACCCAGTGCACCGTTGGTTATTCTTCCCGGTGAAGGACTGGGCCACGGTGCGCGATAACGGCTTTGTGCAAAAGAGCGTGGATGGCAAGAAGTGGACTTTTCACGTGAATGGCGTGAGCGCGGCGGTGCACCTGCCGAATGGTTACCGGGTGCTGATCGCCTTTGACCCGGAGCGGCCGGAGCTGGGCTGCCATGTGGCGAATGGGGAGACGGGCACGATCAACCGGGATGGATTCCGCCTGGGGGAATGTCTGCTGGCGGCCGCACCGCTGCTGCAGGCCACGCCCCGGATAGACCTGAGCGGCAGCCGGGAGGATGACGACGTCAACGCCAGCTACAAGGCGCGCAAAGGAGCCATCCAAACCAGCCGCACGGCCTACCGCACGATCCTACCTGGCGGGAAGCGCGGCCTGCGTGCCGACACCGTCCGCAACCGGGCCGGCGACCGGGTGGAAATCCTGTCAGGCGGGGCGGCTCCGGAGGCTGAAACCGCCCCCATGGAAACCGGCCGCCAGACTGCCCCCCAGACCCGCGCAAACGGCTTCCCGCGACCCCACCGCGAGACATCGGAGCGGGTGGGGTGCGGTGTTGACACCCCCCGGCCTGCCCAAGCCCGCAGAGCGCATTTTTCAGCCCTGTCCGAAGATGAGCAACTGGCCGCCCTGGAACTGATGGAAGCCGAACTCTGACCAATCTCCCCAACCCATAACACCGACCAAAATCCGACCATGCAAATAACACCCGAAGAATCCCTGGAATCCCAAGCCAAATCCCTGGCCACGCAAATCGATGCGTGGCGGGAAGTGAATAACCTGACCAAGGCGGCGCTGCTTCGCCGGTTCTCCAGCCTGCTGGGGAGCGACCGCACCTATGCCAAAATGCTGTCAGGCCAGCTCTCTGATCTGGATGCCAGCATGTGGGTGGACAAATACAGCGAAGCCCTGGAGCGCATCACCCGCGATGCGGACTCTGCCGGGGATGAGATCCTGTGGAGCGACCTGACAGGAGTGCGCCAGGTGAGGGCTGTAGCCCTGGCCATGCTGCGCACCACGGAGAATGACCGCTGTGCCCTGCTGATGGGGGAAAACGGGATGGGCAAGACCAGCGCCTTTACCCTGCTGAAGCGCCAGCACGAAGAGAAGATGGTGATCGTGCAGGCGGTGGATGGCCTGACGGCCAGTGCCTTTGCCTTTGCCGGCCAGCTGCTGCTGGCGCTGGAAGGCGGGGGGAATAGCCTGGATGCGGTGCGCCGCCTGCCCAGCAACTTCGCGGCCCGCCTGGGATCGCTTCAGGATAAGCTGCGCAGCCGCCGCCTGATCATCGCTATCGAAGAGGGACAGGACCTGGGGGAAGGAGCCTTCAAGCTGATCAAGACGCTGATCAATACCACGCGGGCCGGATTCATCATCGCGGCTATTCCCACGCTGTGGCGGAATCTGGCCCGGGCGAACTTTGAGGATGTGGCCCAGCTGACGGGAAACCGGAATGGCGGCAGCATCACCCTGAAGCTGAATGAAGCGGACGTGGAAAAAGCCCTGACGCGGCTCTGCCCCAAGCGGGACCTGACTCCCAAGGAAACGCGCCACGTGATCAGCCAGCTTCTGACCAAATGCCAAAAACAGGGCTACTTCAAATTCATCGTCAAAGCCCTGCGCCGGGCACAAGCCCTGGCGGATAACGGTGTGGTGACAGCGGATCACCTGGCCGCCGGGATCGATGCGGAGCTGGAAGATCGCGGCATTACCCCATCCCTCAAATAACCTTCCATCAACCCTCAACCCATCAACCATCAACCATCTACTGCCATGAACCTGACCCTCGCTGACACTAAGAAGCCCAGCGGCTACCTGCCGATCCGGGCGGGCAAGATCAAATCCCACCCCGGCGCGCCGGTGGTGAACAAGGGGCGGCCCCGGGCGGCGGAACCGGAACCGGAGGCGCTGGAAGTGCTGCCGCCGCTGCCCAAGTCCTTCCGCTGTGGGAAGCCAGTCTGGCATGAGACGGATGCGAAGCATGCGGTGCAGTCTGCCCCGGTGGAAGGTGAGACGGAAGAGGAGGCCGAGGGGAAGGCGAAATACCGCCGGCTGCGGAATCTGCCCCGGGCGGTGCAACGGCCGCTGGAGAGCCGGCTCTACCACCTGCGGCGGGTCTACCACTGGAGTGACAAACGGATCGCCAAAGCGCTGGACCTGCACCCGGCGGATTTGAATGCCTTGGCGGCTACGGCGGGGCAGCTGTGAGGGGAGGGAGTTCTTAGTTATTAGTTATTAGTTATTAGATCCACCACTATGCCATCGAAAAAACCACTGAATGCCCGGCAGACGCTGTCGGCGGAATTGCGCGCCCTGACCCGCCTGGAGACGGCGGAGAAACGGGAGGCGGAGAAGGCCGTGACCCAGCTGATGCGGGACCGGGACAAGGAAATCAGCCTACTGGTCCGGGCTGAAATGAACGCCCGCCGGGCTGTGAGCAACAGCATGAGCCAACAAAGCATCGTCAAAGCCCGGGCAGAAAAAGCCGCTGATGCCCTGGCCAAACAACAGGCCACCAAAAATAAACGGCGGCTGCAACGGATCGCCATCATCGAGAGCCGTCTGGCGGCTCTTTAACCCTGTCACCCATTACCTATCACTATTATGTCACTCCTGCTTGAATCTGAAATGGCCGACCTCGTGAATGAGGGGCTGGAACTGGAAGCCGCGATCCAAAAGGCGACGGCCCGGCAAAAGGAAATCGAAGAGCTGCTGAAGGCGCATGCCCTGGCCTGCCCGGAGGAACACCACCCCCTGACGGATAAGGACCGGGAGGGCACGCAGTTCATTGCCCGGGGGTCCTATGGGGCCTTTGTGCGGATCGTCTGCACGGCGGATCTGCTGGTGCAGTCCTTCGCGGCGGGCTCTGCCACGCACGATGAGATCAGCGCGGCGGCCACAGCCAGCGGCGTGACGGTGGCGGATTTCTTCCAGCTGGTGAGGACGTGGAAGCTGCGGGCGAAGACAGGCAAGGCCTTCCGGCAACTGGCGCGGGAGTCTGCGGATGATCCGGAGCGGCTGATCACGGCGTGCATCCGCCGGGACAAGGACGGGGTGCCGGTGAGTCAGGTGAAGGTGGAGTGGGATTGATGGGCCACAGAGAACACAAAAAGCACAAAACTATGGACTCTGATACTACTCCTCCTGCAGCGGCCGCTGCTGCCCCGGAAGATCCTTACGCCTGCATCGTCTATCTGCACGAATGCCGGGAATGCCACACGGTGACGGAGACGCCGCGTGATGCCTTTACCTACGCCACCCTGCAACACTGCGGGGGGAAGCTGATGGCCTTCCAAGGCCACCGCCAGCCCTGTGCCTGCCCGCAGTGCGACCCTAGATACGAACAGGCGGGACGCCTGTGCTCCTGAACCAACCAAACCAATAACTGCCATGTCTGCCACTGCCAACCATACTGAACCCACGCAAGCTGAGTCCATCCTGACCTACCTTAAAAACGGCCATGTGATTACCGATAAAGACGCCCGGCAACTGTTTGGCTGCGGGCGGCTGAGCGCCCGGATCTTTGAGCTGCGGAGGGGAGGGCATGAGATCAACAGCAACCGCCTGAAGATAGGCGGCACCAAGACGGTAGGCCAATACTGGATGCCCCCCACCCCTACGCCGGCCACATGAGTGATCCAGACTGCCACCGCTGCGATGGCCGGGGCGTAGTGCCCAGCTACCCGCTCTATCCGCAGCCTGGAGACTCGAATACCGCCCCCTGCCCGCGCTGCTACCCGCCTGACTGCCCCGAGCCGGAACCCGAACCGGAACCCCACGACGGCCCTGTGCTGGCCCGCTACCACGGCCCGGGCAGTTGGGAGATTCCCCGAAGCAAATAACCAAGAACCAAGAACCAAGAACTCTACCGCCATGACCATTCCGACCCGCACCTATATCCTACGCCCCCGGGCTGAGCGCCCGGCCCCTGCCACGCACGTGCCTGTGGCAGAGTCTGTCTCTCAACCCTCAACCCTCAACTCTCAACCTTTCCAGTGGCCTCCGACCACAGACCGCCAAGCTCTGACCCAGAGCGAACGGATGGCGCTGATCATTGTGATGGCCAAGGCCTTCAAGGAATTCTGCCGGCTGGACCCGGATGCGGTGATCTACAACAAAGCCCAGGGGAATACCAAGAAGCAGCTGGAAGATGGCTTCCGGCACTCTCATTGCAAATACGCCACCAGCCATCCGCAGGCGCATCCCGCTGGGGTGATCACGGGGCTGTCCGGGGCGAGCCGGGGGCACTTTGAGTGCCTGGCCAGCCACTTTTGCAAGCTGGCGGGCGATGACATCGCGGCGTTTGCGCTGGCGCTGCGCGATGGCCCCGCGGCGGGCCGGACAGGGCGCGATGGGGATCAGCAAAGTGACATCCGGCAGGTGCGGGCGATCCTGGACAAGGAGCAGGACAAGCTGGGATTCAATGCGGGGTATGTGGCGGCGATCATTGCCAACAAATTCCATCAGCGGAGCCTGGGCAGCCTGACGCGGAATGAGCTTTGGCAGGTGATCTTTACGCTGCGGAACCGGGCGGCGACGCGGGACGGGAAGACCTGTGACAGCAAGCGGAACAAGACCCAGACGGCGGCCTGCAAGGCCCGGAAAGCTGAGGGAATGGCCACAAAGAACGCAAAAAGCACAAAGGCATGAAGCTGAACCGACTGATTATCCTGCTGATGAACCACCTGGAAGCGGAGTCGAAGCTGCATGGCTTTGCCAAAGCGAACAAAGAAGTTTTTATCTTTAACAGCTTTGGGGAGGAGATCGAACCCAAAGAATTGGATGTGATGACAGTGACAGGCGAAGGCCAGCCAACCCGCCAAGTTTTGTATTTAACTGACCTATGAAACGCGGCGTGAAACTGGAAATGCTGCCCGGGCAGTGCAGCCACTGCCGCCGGCGGGGAGAGCTGCAACGGGCTACCACTGTTTTTTGCAGCGGCCGCCAGGCGACGGAATGGCGCTGCCTGAACTGCGGGGCACACCCTGCCAAACCTGTTTTGTGATCTTTGTGCCCTTTGTGGCTGAATCCTCTCCGACCTTTTTCCCTATGTCTACTCCTCCGACCAAACCCAAGCCCGCTGCTGAGCAGCTGGAGTTTTTCGATATGGGTGGGAACCTGATCCGCACGCAGGCGGTGGAGATGGCTCCGGGGATGCACATGATTCTGGAACCCAACCTGGTGCCGGCGGACAGTTTCCCGCAGTATGGGACCTGTCAGTTTGTGCGGCGGCCGGATGGGAGTTTTGTGGCGGTAGCAAAAACGCACGGGCAGCTGATCAAGCTGACGAAAAACATCGGGCGGGAACTGGGCTGCAAGGATGCGAACAGCAAGAGTTTTTACACCTGGGTGCGGCGCTGCATCTGGGCCGGCTTCATCCGCGCCAAGACGATGCCGGACGCCTGCTATATCGATCTGCACAGCCTGTTCAGCTTTCTGAAAAAGATCGAGCATCCCGGCTATTGGACGCCAGCCCGCCGGAAGCGCTACAACGAGGCCCGCGACTGCAAGCCGGATGCGGAGGACAGCTGGCCCCCGAAAGATACTGACGCCTGACACTTATGGAACCTGACCCCACTGCCCTGAAGAAACTGCGCAAGCTGATGCGGCTGATGCACCCGAGGACCACCCTGGCCAATACCAGCCGGACGACGGCGGTGCTGCTGGAAATCTATCTGAACCCGGGGGCAGTGGTGCGGCCGATAGGCCCGTGGGTGAATCTCTCCGGCGGGGCGCTGAGCCAGCATTTGAAGCGGCTGGCAGAATGGGGCATGATCCGCCCCGGGAAGCAGGTGACGAAACACGAGGGCGGCGGCCAGAGCCTGACGCTGCGCCCGGTGGTGACCCCGCTGGGTGCCCAGGTGGTGGAACAGCTGGCGGCTGTTTTGGCTGGTGGTGAACCTTTGCCCTCTGACATCCCATGATCCCTCTGGATAAAGCCCGCAAGCTGGCGCTGCGCATCTGTGAAGAACTGGCCCCGGCCTGTGATCAGCTGGCCATCGGCGGAAGCATCCGCCGGGAGGTGGCCATGGTGGGCGATCTGGATCTGATCGCCCTGCCCAAGCCCGGGGCGGAACAGGAGCTGGCCCGGCTTTTCCGGGGCTGTGCGGCGGTGGGAGGGCTGATGCTGGATGGAGCCATCACCAAGCGCTGCCGCCTGCGGAAATCCGAGATCCAGTGTGATCTGTGGGTGGCGCGGCAGGCGACTTTTGACCTGATCGCTCCCATCCCCTGCAACTGGGGGGCGATGCTGCTGACGTATACCGGCTCCATGCAGCACAATATCAAAATCGTGCAACGGGCCAAGGCCCTGGGGAAAACCTTCCGGCCGGGCTGGGGCGTGATCGAGGAAAGCGGCCGGGTGCACGCCACCACGGAAAGCGAGATCTTCGCCGCGATGGAGTGGGATTTTATTAAACCTGAAAACCGCGCATGACCTCCAAACAAATCCAGCGCTGCGAGGCCAGTCACATCCATCGCGGGTGTGAACTGAAAATGCGAGACGGCTCCTGGGCAAAAGTTAAGGACTGCTACCCTCACACTCATTTTCGTGTCAATGTCCTGCTGACGGATCGTCCATCCGTCCTAATCGACGAGGATGCAGTCGTGGAAATTCGAACTGATAACTGATAACTCCCTCCCTTGAAACTTTTCTTCGCCCCCGTCCCCCATCAGGAAGCCATTGATTTCCTGGAGACCCGCCCGGCGGTGAGCCGTGAGATCTTTGATGCCCTGTCTCCGGAACTGAAGGCCATCAGTCTGGTGGTGACCGGGCTGGACGATGCGGCGCAATTGCAGACGGTGAAAAATATCCTGGCCAAGCTGCCGGCGGGGACGAATTATGAGGATGTGAAGGAGCAGATCATTGCCGTCCTGCCCTTTGCGGGGAAGAAGGCGGAGCGGCGGGCGGAACTGCTGCTGAGGCACTGGGGGGGAATCGCCTATGCGGCGGCCCAGTGGCGGCGGATGGACCGGCAACGGGATGTGTTTCCGTGGTGGCAGTATGTGACCATGAACGACCCAAAGGTGCGGGCCACGCATGTGGCGCTGGGTGGGATCGTGCTGCGGCATGATGACCCGTTCTGGCAGGGGCACTACCCGCCATGGGAACCGCTGTGCCGGTGCTCTGTGGTCTCCCTGATGGATATGGACGTGGAGCGGATGCGGGAGGAGGACAAGGATCTGCCCCCGGATCAGCGCCGGGTGCTGGAAGGCCCGCTGCTGAAGCAGCTGCATGACAGCAACCGCCTGGTGCGCGGGATGAATGAGATCTACGATGTGCGCACGCCAGCCCAAAAAGGAGAAAGCTGGGTCGGATGGGACCCGGCCAATCTGGCGGCCGGCCTGAGCATCGCCAAAGAGCAGGCCCGGCTGAGCCCTGACGTGTTTGGCAAGCTGCAAAAGTTTTTGAAAGCGCAGGATCTGGGCAAGGGGGTGAGTGTGTGGGATTGGTGGGCCGCGCGGCAGCCCGGCGGCCGCCCCGCGGCGGTGCCGGTGCCTGCGGTGCCGGTGCCCGCTCCGGTGCCGGCTCCGGTGGCCACCCGCCAGGCGGAGGCGAAGGCCTACCAGCGGGACTGGGCCCTGTGGGCCGCCTCTGACCAGACCGACCCGGAACCCCAGCCGCCGGACTGGATGGACGCCGCCGAGGCCGAGCGCCTGCGCACCACCCCTGAAATTTGAGGCCAAACCATGAGATCCCACCCAGAGCTTGACTATCCGGCCCCGCATGGCATCCTGCCCATGCTGGAACTGAGAAGCCAGCTCCCATACTTCATGCGCCTTAAGACAGCGCGGGAATCCCATGAACAGAAGATCGAAGCCACATCATTCCTACGGAACCCGGGTCTTGCCGGGGCCGGACAAGCGTCTCAGCGCTGGAATGGTGTGGCTTCCTCTTTGCTACACATAATGAAAACAACCGTCCGGGCCACCGCGCCCGTTTGTCTGCCAGATCCTGAAATTCCTGATCTGGATATCACCGCCGCTCTGATCCTGAGCGGCATCCTCGAACCACTGTTCGATCTGCCGCTGGAGCAAGCCTGCGCGGAAGCCAGCGGCCTCCACGAGCTGCTGCGGCACCACCCCGCGCTGAAGCAGGAGTGCTCTGCCCTCCACTCCCTGGCGGAGGCAGAGCAGGTGCTCTGCCGCTTCACCTGGGCCACGAATAAACGATTCAACTCATAACCCAGACCAGCACCATGAAACAAATCGCCATCGACTACGAAGGAAAACTGATCCCCTTCAGCGGGGATGCCTATGTCAACCTCACCGCCATGTGTGAGGCATTCGGGAAGAGCCCCCACCACTTCCTGCAGCTCGAGTCAACCCGATCCTACATCACAGCCTTGGCAGCGGAAACGGGACTGCCCAAAGACCCGTCCGCTAAACTCGCGGAAATGCCGCGAGTTTCTGAAACTCTGGCTTCTCTATTGGTGACCATTGAGGGCCGGTCTGGAGGCACATGGGCGCATCCAGATCTGGCCATTGAATGTGCCCGTTGGTGCTACCCTCCTTTCGGGATCTGGTGTAACCGCACCATCCGCAAGCTGCTGTCCGGCGAGCTGATCCACCCTGCGATGGACAAAGAAGACCTGAAAGAGCGGGAAGCCCGCATTGCTGGCCTGAACAACAAAGCCGCCGTGGAAAAAGACCGCTACTGGAAGGCGCTGGAAGTGGAGGGCAATGTCTCCCTGCGGGCCTACTACAAATGCGTGGGCCTGAACCCGCCAGTCCATCGCCGGATGGTGATCGGCCGGAGCCTGGGCAACCGTGCGGTGGCGTATGGCTATCCGGTGGGGAAAGTGAGGCAGCGGCGCGGCCGCACCGGCGATCTCCACTCTGACTGCTCCGGATGGCAAACGGTAGCGACCTACCCGCCGCGTGAAATCCATGCCGAGTTGATCCGCCAGGGGCTCCTGCCCAAAGGCACTGCAGTGCCGCCGTGGGATCTCCTGACGGCGGAAATGGGGCGGCTTACCTCCCGGCTTTATGGTGCCCTCCCAGAGCTGTCTGCGGTGGAAGCCCCCATGGACCACCTCAATGCTCCAACCCTGGGCAACCGCACCACCACCATCACCCTGAACCAGCCGGAACTGGCTCTTTAACACCACTGGAGATTACCGTCGGTTTAACCGACGGTAATCTTCCCACTCCCATGCAAGTCACCATCACCGCCAAGGACAACATCAGCACCGCGCTGGCGCGGATGGTGGATGGCGCGGCACGGCAGGGGCTGATGGAGGCCATAGGGCAGGCCATCGTAAGCCAGACCAAGCTGGCTTTTGACAATGCCGGCCTGAGGCCCTCCCCATGGCCGGCGCGGACCTCCGGCGGCAGCCATGCGCTGCTGAAGCTCAGCGGCACGCTGCAACGGGGGATTGCGATCACGGCGGTGACGGAGACGACGGTGACGGTCAGCTCTGACCGGATCTATGCGGCGCTGCATCAGTTTGGTGGGAAGATCAAAGCGCGGGATGGCGGGTATTTGCGGTTCAAGGTGGGAGACCGGTGGACTTCCAAGAAGGAAGTGACGATGCCGGCGCGGCCGTTTTTTCCGGTGACGCCGGGCGGGGAATTGACGCTGGCGGCGAAGGAGCGGATCGCGGCGGTGGTGCGGATCAAACTGAAGGGGCTAGCGAAGGAGGGTTGATGAGGGAAGGCAGGAAGTGGGGGAAGTGAGGGAATATTGAACATAGAACGTTGAACCTTGAACATTGAAATGAGGGGGTTTCCTCTCAAGTTCTGACCTTGTTTTTCCAAAAGGGTCCCCCTGGCTCCCCTGGAGTCTGCGGGGATTTTTTTGTGTGCCATGGTTCCGGAATGCCTCTCCTGACGACTATTCTGCTGGCCCAAACGGTGATCGATCTCGGTCCGATAGAGACGATTGCGTTCAAGCTTCTGGCGCTGGTGACGATGGTGCTGTGGGCCAGCTATCTGGCAAAGGATTTGTTCTTTGGCCACAAGGATGATCCCCGGCTGGCGGCCCTGATCCAGACGATGGGGCAGACCACGACACAACTGGCGGTGCTGAGCGAAAACAGCAAACACCTGACCGAAGCGATAGCGGACCAGAAACGCCGGGAGGAAAAGATGTGGGACCAGATGGGCGCGATCTCCCGCACGCTCCAGACGCTCTCGAATGATCAGCACCTGATGGAAGGGGCGACCATCGCGGCAGGCCTGCCGAATCCGCTGCGCACCAGTGTGACGCGGAAGTGACTGACTGACTGAACTGAATTTTTCTCCGACCTTTCCCATGACTGCTGAAGATCTCCCTGACCTGCGCCGCGCTCTTTTGACGGCCCTGTGGCTGCGCCGTGCTGGTGCTTTGACGGCCGGCTTCATCGTTCTGAAAGCAAACCAACGCTCTGGCCTGAATGCCTCTGTGCGGGAAGGCACCACAGAACTGGACTACCTGACCCAGCGGGGCTGGGTGGAAACCGCACCGGACGATGACCTGGGCGGGAACCTGAAGCGCTACTCTCTGACCCCGGCCGGGGTGAACTACTGCGAAAAACACGGCCTGACGGATTAACCCCTTTCCCCTCCAACCAACCCAACCGACCCACCCTATGAAACTGCCCTGCCTCCTCTCGCTACTTTTGTGCTTTTTGTGCTCTTTGTGGCTCACCTCCTGTGCCAGTGCTTCTATCCCGGTATCCGGCGGGGCTGATGCCATCGCCGCGCCTTACACGCCGGGCTTCCAGGCCAAGGCGGCCACGCCAGCGATCAAGATCAATTTGTTTGGGGGCGATCTGGAGCAGTTCCAGGCCGTTTACCCCGGCGGGCCTACGGTGGCGATTGCGGGGCTGAAGACTTCCCCGGCGTTTGGCATGGCCACGCAGACGGTAGGGGATGCGGTGCGGTGGATGGGGATGGGCAAGATAGCCAACAGTTTTTTCAAGGATAAGTCGAACACGACCACGCAGGCGGCCCGGACGGCGCGGGCAAAGATCACGAACGATGCGGCCACGCAGCAGGCGAAGATCGCGGCGGATGCTGCCACGCGCCAGGCGGAGCTGATTCAATAGCCACAAAGAACGCAGAGAGCACAAAGAGCCTCTCTGCCTTTTTCACCCCCCATCTTTTACCAGCCTCCGACTACCACTGCCATGTTCCATTTCATCAAAAACAACCCCCGGGAGACCGGTCTGCTGCTGCTGCTGTTCCTCGCCTTTCTGGTGATCAACCCGCTGATCCAGTGGATCAGCCCCGGGGCGGGGGCGCTGGACTGGAGCTTTCTCACGCTGCTGATCGCGGGGGTGTTCAAGGCGGTTTTTATCGGGGTGAGCACGTGGCTGCTGCTATTGGTGTTTGTGCCCACGGTGAACCGCTTCCTGGACAGTCGGGCGTTTAGCGCGGCCTTCGAGGGGCTGGAGCCCAGGGAGAAACTGCGGGCGACCTCAATCACAATCCTGACGGTGGCGACGCTGATCACGCTTTGTGTGCTGTTTTGATTCCCCTGACCTCTGACCCCTGACCTCCTCCTATGAAATCCTCTTTGTGTTTTTTGTGCTCTTTGTGGCTAATCATCGGCTCTTTGTGGGCCATGGGGTCTCCCCGCGCTTTGCCCGCCGCGCCCCCGCCGTTGACCAGCGGGCCTGTGGCGGCCGTGCCGGTGAAGGCGGCCGTGCCGGCAAAGCTGACCGCCCGGGAAAGCCTGATGGCCGTGGCGATCAGCCAGGTGGGCACGCAGGAAAAGACGGGGCACAATGACGGGCCGGTGGATAAATACCTCGCCAGCGTGGGTCTGGGGGGCACGCGGAATCCGTATTGTGCGGCCTTTGTTTTCTGGACGGGCAAGACGGCGTTGGGAGCGCGGAATCCCTTTCCGCGCTCTGCGTGGAGCCCGGACTTTGGCAGTGCGCCGGGGACGCGGGCGGATATTTCCACGGCGCGGCCGGGGGATACGTTTGTGATTTATCATGCCAGCCTGGGGAGGATCGGGCACACGGGGCTGGTGCGGGGGTGGCAGGGGCAGTATCTCTGGACGGTGGAGGCGAATACGAGCCCGCAGGCCAGCTCTGGTGAGGCGGACCGGAATGGGGATGGGGTGTGGAGCAAGCTGCGTGATCCCCGGACGATCTACCGGGTGAAGAGCTGGTTGCCGTGATTTTTGGGCCACAAAAAACGCAAAGGAACACAAAGATTTTTTAACGATGAATCCTGATCCTGATCCAGATCCCCACCGCATGCCGGCGGATGCCATCGCCTGGCTTTGCTTTTTCGTCTTGATCCTCCTGGCTTTTATCACCGGGGCTACCTACTCAATCCTCAATTATTTCTTCCCATGAACGCGCTCCTCACTACTCTCTGGATCAAGCTCCAGCCGCTGATTCTGGCCTGGGCTGCTGATTTGTTGCGGCGGTATGTGGGCTTTGGCAAAAAGCTGTGGGGGGAGTTCAACACGGAGATCCAGCGGCTGGACGATGACAAGACCCTGACCCCGGAAGCCCGGCACGCGGCGGCCAAGGAGTGGCTGCGCTTTGCGCTGGTGCCGCCTGATCAGGGGATGCCGCTCCATTACCTGCGGGAGCACTGGGAGGACCGGGCCATTCAGCTGGCGGTGCTGATCCGCCGGCTCCAGACGTGGCTGACACCAGAGACGGTGGAGGTCTATGCGGCGCGGCGCTGAGCGCGTTTCCTTTCTTTTTCCCCTTCCCCTCACTTTTTCCCAACCTCTCTCTTTTTTTATGACGATCAATGCTGTGACGGCCACTCAAGTGGTGCTCAACGATGCGGACCGCCGCTATCTCTACCTGGAAAACAACTCGGCGGTGGATATGCGATGGGGATTCTCCAATGCGGTGACGATGAGTGGGGGCACGGCAGGCGTGCTGCTGAAGGCGGGGGACCGGCGGGAATACAGTGCGGAAAATTTCGGCCCGATTGCCCGGGCTTTGTGGGCGATCGCGGCATCCGGCACGCCGGATCTGATCGTGGTGGAGGCGGATGCCTGATCTGATTTTGATTCTGATTCATGAATTTTCTGACCTTTTTGCCCCCTCTCTGACCTATGCTTGATACTATTGCCGCGACTGATCCCGCCTGGGTGAGCCCTGCCCAGCGGGCGGGCAAGCTGTCATCTTTTCTGCTGGGCATGGCGGCGATGCGGGCGGGGGGGCCGGATTGCCGGGCCCTGTGGGTGGGGGACAGCACGCCCAAGGGGGCGACGACTTCCACGGCGGGCACGGTGCCGGATTTCAAGGCGGGCGCGGCCCGGGTGGGGGCGTTATTCGGCGGGGCGATAGGCCTGACGAATGGCCCCTATAATGGGAGTGTGGACACGCGCTGGAGCGCGGCGGGCTGGACTACCTCTGAATGGGGGGCGAAGGGATATGAGAGCGGATCGGCCGGGCCGCTGACGTATACGCCGGGGGACGGGGAGACGTTTGACCGGTTTGATATTTATTACATCCAAGGGCCAGGGGGCGGCAGTGCCTCTGCGGTGGCCACCGGGGGGAGTGCAGTGGTGACCAGCCTCCTCGCCGGGAGTTACAGCATTATCAAGGCTACGGCGCTGTGTGCAGTGGCGGCGGTGAATAACGCGGTGACGATCACTCGGACGGGGCAGGTGTGGATACTGGGGATCGAACCGTGGCTGAGCACGCGGCCCCGGCTGCGGGTGGGGAATATCGGCATCTACGGCGCTACGGCAAATAGCTGGGTGGCAGCGGGGGCGCAACCTACCCTGAACCGGCTGGCGATGATCACGGCCTATGCGCCGCACCTGACGGTGATCATGCTGGGGCTGAATGATGCGGCGGCCTCCGTGACGCCGGCGGCTTTTTACACGGATCTGCTGACTCTGGCCCAGACGGCAGTGGCGGCGGGCAGCTCAGTGATTCTGATGCCTCCCATGCCGCCCGGCGGGGCGGCTCCCGGCCTGCTTTACCCCGGGGTGCAAAGCTACCTGAGTGCCTATGCGGCCGTGGCTACGGCGGTGGGGGGGCTGCTGATCAATACGTGGCAGCGCCATGGGGGGACCTACCGGTCCACGCTGCTATCGGCAGATGGGTATCACCCGAACGATCTGGGGCATGCGGACTTTGCGGCGGCGGTGTATGAGCAACTGGGGCTTTTGGCGGGGCCAACCGCCTCTGGGACAGCAGTCCTGAATTTTGGCAGCATAACCGCTCCAAGCCTGTCGTTTACAGGCGCATCGACCAGCGGCTTTTTCTGGAATCCGGGCCTTACCGGGATTGGGGTAACTCTATCGGGGTCAACTCTGGCCACATGGCGCTCCATCGCTCTTCAGATGAGTGTGCCAGTGAATCCGATCAGCGGAGGAGCGGTGGATCTGGGAACGGCTACGGCTTATTGGCGGACAGGGTTTTTTGGGACGTCTAAACATAATCCGGCAACTTTTTCTTCATTGGGCACTGCGGCCGCTGCCGGCAACGGAGCCCGCGCCTATATCACGGATAGCACGCTGGCCTATACCAGCGCCAATCTGGGCGCGGCTGCCGCTGGAGGCGGGGCGAATCATACCTGGGTGAGCGCCCTGAACGGAGCCTGGGTGATCGGCTAATCCTATGGCCCGCAAAGGTAAAATAGCCGGCCTGCCCCGTGAGATCCGCGAGGAACTGAACGAGCGGCTGGCGGATGGGCAGCAGGGTCCTGCGATCCTGCCGTGGCTGAATGCCCTGCCGGCGGTGCGCGAACGGCTAGCGGCACGGGCGCGGGCGGACGGCGAAGTGCCGGAGATCACAGACGGGAACCTGAGCGAGTGGCGGGCGGGCGGATATCAGGAGTGGTGCCAGGATGCGAAGGTGCGGAATATGGCGCACTTTGTGAGCCGCCTGGCGGATGCCAGCGGACAACCGCCGGAAAGCCTGCTGCGGAAGGTGTGGACGGGCAAAATGCTCGAGATCGTGGAATCCCTGGAGACGGAAGAGACGCTGGTGGATGAAGAGGGCGGGGACGCGGGGCGGGGCGTGAGTCAGCGGTTTTTGCAGGCCGGCGGGACCATCGCGACGATCAGCGCGGCGGCCCAGCGGGAGCGGGAGCACGTGGATAAAACGCGGCAAACGGATCTGAAACTGGGGCTGGAAAAGATCAAGGTGGCCAGGACTTTTGTGAAATTCGTGGACGATGCCAAGGCGCTGGCCCTGGCGGAAGCGGCGAAGACGGATGACCGGCGGCTTCCGGAGCTGGCGGATTATTTGCTGGGAGCCCCGGATCTGGAGCGGCTGGAAAATCTCTGACCATGGAAAAACGGGCCTACCAATACGCCGCCGCTTTCACGGATGACGAGCGACTGAAGGGCAAACTGCATAAGAGCGGCCGGCCGCTCTATTTGCGGCGTATGATCCGGGCCTGGTTGCGTCAAGGTGGGAAGACCACTGAATTCAGCGATAAGGCGCTGCGGCAGATGATGCGCCATAAAAACCGGTTGGTGACCTTTGCCAGCGCCAACCTGAATATCGGTGGGGAGCTGATCGAAAAGGAAGCAAAAACATGGGTCAAACTGGGTGAAAAGCTTAAAGAGGATGCCGCCCGCGAAAAATTCAAACTGGAGATGGGGGAAACTGGCGGTGGTAAAAGCTATCGCGCTCTGGCTGCTGGCCTGGCATGGGAAGACCTGGCCAGTGTGATGGAAAAGAACAGTCTGGAGCTGAGGCTCTGGCACTCCAACACGGTGTGCTCCCGGACCAAAATCATTGCGGCACGGGTGGAAACAGCCGTGAGCTGGAGCGGCACCAGCTATCTGGATGAAGGCGGGAAGCTGGCAAATCTCCAAGTTTTGATCCAGGAGATCGAACCGATCTACGGGACGGACCCCAGCTTCACTTTTGAAATGGCCGGCACGCCGCCCCCGGACATCCAACATTATTTCAACAAGCTGATCACTCCGGAGGAGGGGGATGATTTTGAAAAATCCCTCCCGGCCAATCCGGCCGGTAATTGGTTTAAGAACAAAATCGGGATCTGGGTGCACCGGGCGACGATTGACGATGCCTATCTGGCCGGCCGGAAATGTTTCCACCCTGACAGTGGTGAGGAACAAACCCCGGATGAGAATCGCGAGACCTCCATGGACAAGGACGGATGGGACCGGAGCTATCGGCTGCAACGGAGCCTGACGGGCACGAGCGCGATCAGTGCGGCCGCGCTTTCCACCTGCCAGAGTCTGGGCGCGAGCCGGGGGATTGCAGGGGCGATTGATTGCAGCAAGGGGAAGGCGACGGCATTGCGGCAGCTGGAAACGCTGCTGGCAGAGGCCCTGACCCTGACGGGTGTGGGCAAGCTGACGGCCGGCTACGACACTGCGACCACGGAAAGCAAGATGAGCAACCCCAGCTCCCTGACCCTGATGGAAAACGTGGGGGTGGACTATCCGTCCCGCCTGATGGTGTGGTGGAAGACGGCAGACCCCGTGATTGCCGAGGCGCTGCTGGTGCATTTTGCAGAGCTGATGCGGGCAGCTGAAAAGCGGGTGAACTGCCTGACGGTGGATGCTTCCAACGAGGTGTTTTTTGCCAAACGAATCAAGACCGTGGTGGGCAAGCTGATCCCAGTGCGCCTGATGCGCGGGAATCAAAAGATCGGGCAGGAAGGGGAAGCGACGGACGCGAAGACCCTTTGCGGGAACCTGCTCGTAAGCCACATGGAAAGCGCCCGGGTGCCGATCCCGAATCACCCTTACGTGGAAAACGATTTTGGCCGGGTGACGAAGGCCGGGGGGCGGTTCACGTGTTCCGTGGGACCGAACGGGGAACACGGCGATACGTTTGATGGATGCAAACTGGCCCTTCACGGGCAGATCCGGCAAGGGCCGCTGAAGATCGGGGCCTGTGCGGTGGGGATGCCGGGCGGCCCGGCGGCCCGGCCGGGGCTGAAGCACCCCAACGCGAAGCTGGCGGCCCGCCGGCTGCGGTGATTTTTCGTTTCCTCAACTCCCAACCTGACCCTTCCGACCTATGGCTTTTCCCCTACTCGACTTTTTCCGCAAGATCTTTGCCCCAGCTGCCCGTGCCCGGAAACAGATCAGCCCGATCTACAAGACAAACACGATCCCCGGCCTGACGGCAGATGATGTTTATGACGCGATCCAGCTGGCTGAAATGGGCGACACGACGCGCCTAATGCCGCTCTATGAGCAGATGATAAACGAGAATTCCCACCTCCAGACGGAATTCGGGAAGCGGAAGCTCAGCGTGCTGGGCGACCGGTTGAGCGTGCTGCCGGCCACGGAAGATCCGGGGGACGTGGCAGCGGCCAAGTGGGTGGAGCAGGCGCTGGCAGATTGCCCCGGGCTGGTGGATGCGGAAATTGCCCTGATGGACAGCACCCTTTATCCTGTCAGCGTGTGCCAGATGTGGCACGTGCCGGGGACCAACGGCCGGCGCTATGACGTTTGCTTGAGCCGGGTAGATCCAGAGCTGTTTGATTTTTCCAAAGGGGAATTCCGGATCTGGGATACGCGTGATGGGATGAAGCTGGCCAGCTCCCACCCGGTGGAGGAAGGGGATTATGTGGTGCATCGCGGCCACCTGTTGACCAGCCCGGACTGCTACGGCGGACCGATGCGCTCCCTGATGGGCTGGCACCTGCTGGCCAATGCCACGCCGGAGTGGTGGGGCCGGTTTCTTGAGCGGCTGGGCGCACCCTTTTTGGTGGGCCACATCAGCAATGATGACGATGGGGAGCGGGATAAGGTGGAGGCCGCTTTCTCCCAGGCACTGCGGCTTTTCGGGATCGTCGTTTCTGAAGGCACTCGCATTGAAATGCTTCAGGCCCAAAGCTCCCAAACGGGGGAGGCCCACCAGATGCTCCATGACAAGAGCTGCCGCGAGATCAGTAAACTGATCATCGGGCAGACCAGCTCCAGCGATGTCCAGAGCACCGGGAGCCTTTCCAACAGCAACCAGGAGCACAGTGCGGTCAGGAGCGAATTCCGGGATTGGGACGACTTCCGGCTTTGCGAGACCCTTTTGCGGCAAGTGGTGATCCCGCTGATGCGCGTCAATGGCGTGGTGGGCCGGCCGCCGCTTTTGCAGCATGGCGCGCCGGATTCCAAGGAGGCGGATCTGTCGGCTGATATTCTCCGCTCCCTTTCCACCGCCGGCCTGGAGCTGACAGACGAAGGTGTGAGCCTGCTCTCCAAGCGGATCGGCCTCCCGCTCCAGCGCAAACAGGATGCCGCCCCGGAACGGCCCGCACCCTTTTCCGCAGAGCGCACCTTATCCATCAACCGCGCCGATTTGATCGCCGGCGCACAAGCCCGCTTGGTATCCGCGACCGCCCCGCGCTACGGCCGCCAGCTTGCCGCCGTGGACCTGCCGGAGGAGATCACCGGCTCTGGTGCCAGCATTCTGCTGGAGTATCTGGAGACCGCCGCCATCCAAGGCAACTGACCCTTTCAGGGTATTTCGCAGCGCTCCTCACCAATCCAGCCTGCAAAGGCGACCTTTCCCCCGTAGGATCAACGCATTCCGAGTATTTCCGACCTGTTCAGGGTATTTCCGTTCGTTGCTGCCGGGGATGTCGACGAGCAGGCGGGGGATGATGTCTTCTTCCATGGTTTTG